GAGTTGAAAAGCCTGCGTATGATGGGGACATTCTGCTGCTACCGCAGCAATCCTGGGCATTCGCAGTCACATGGCAAAAAGGGGTTCTGTATATCGGCCCGATGACGCAAAAGGTGCAGTGGTCATTGGTTCGAGCATTTACGACGTACCACTGCTTCCGTACGAAAGGCAGCTAATTGCAACGATTGGAGTAACTGAAGAAGAGTATCGAGCATTTACAGCTGAGGTTAAAAGGCGTGGAGCGGTAAGACCAGCGGCGTATGACCATATCCCTGATGTTCAAGCAGGAGATCCAGGAACAGCAATTCTGATTAACTTAGCCATCAGCCTTGTGCTGACTGGTGTTTCATACCTGCTCACACCAAAGCCAAAGATGCCACGCGCTCAAGGCGGTGGTGTCACGGATCTTGGCAGCATTACAGGAGCCAATCGTTTTACGCCTTCACGCGGGTTTGAAACGCTTGCAGAGTTAGCAGATTATGCCTCGCCTGTTCCCATAATTTTTGGGATGTATAAGAACGATATTGGAGGAATGCTGGTTACGCCAAAGCTGATTTGGTCGCGAATGTTTAGCCATGGAACGTCGCAAAGAGCCAAGCTCATGTTTGTTGTTGGCGAGCAAGGCCAAGCTGACATTGGTATTGACAAGCCAGATTTGGAAGGGATATTCCTAGGCAACAATGCGTTAGATGCAATCTTTAAAGATAGTTTTGCTTTTTACTGGCACAAAGCATCTTTCTCAGGCAACTTTCGTATTAAGGGCAGTGACAAAAAATATGGAACGCGAGGCTCTGTTGCTTCTGGTGATCCAGGAGTTGACGGGGATGATGATGTTTTTAATGTTGAAAATTCAGAAGATATTGAGCCCAATCAGCTTTTTTGTCATGCTTACACACCTTCAAACTCTGCAGCTTTTGGGTGCCACAGTCCTATAGCAAACGGGACAAATTTTAGAGTTAACTATCAGTTAAATCTTGTAGCAAAAGATAACGATGCGGACCAAAAAAAAGTAACTGTACTGCGGCGGATGAAAATTGTAGGGGAATCTGGAGCAATTGACGGTAGTAGCCCAAATGGAAAAAATTTAAGAGATCGAGAGATTGTCCCAAGGAATGCAGAAAGACCGGATCGAGATCTAATTGTTGAAAAATTCCATGATGGCGCTGGAAGGAATTACAGCCCACGCATGGGAATCATTGAGTATACTATTGGCGCGACTGATGAAACAATAACAAACGATGACACCGACAACACACTATTTATTGACAAAAACTTTACAACTGTAATTAACAACGTTGCGAAAGGTGATAAAATTACGTTTTCAATAAATAACTCAAGAATATCTGAGGATTTTTACCAAAGAGAAGAAGGTGGGGCGCCTGTTGACGACATAAATTCAACAGTCATCTCATTGCAAGAAAAAGCTGACGGTGCAATGCAGCTTGGCGAACACTTTATGATTGGGGGAAGTATTTGGAAAGTAACACGCAGAAGGCTGAAAAATTTTGTACCTACTGAAGATGGGGGCAGCGATCAAAAAATCACCTTGCAATGCGTAGATACGTCAACTTCAAGCTTTAAAAAGATTGGAATTGTCAGCAAGAATTTAGTTGTTAAACCGGAAGGCACTGGCAACGAATTTATAGGAGACAGCGGCGTCGGCGATCAATCAGTTGGAGTCGGTGAAGGATTTTTCCCTTTAACACAAGTTGCAATTGCAACCATCAAGAACAATAGGCCAGCCTTCATCACTGAAATTGGCCTCAAAAGCACTGTATTCCAGCGTCTAAATGGACTGTGCAATTTTCAAAACCTGCCTGATCAGCAAGAAGTTGAAAATTCTGAAGACGAAAACATTCAAATTAACAATGGAACGATAAACGCAACAATCCGTCGTTCTTCAATGTTTAGGATTTATGTCAGAGACGCTAGGAATAATGAATCAACTTTTCAGCCGTTTAGTCAGATTTTTGTTGTTCAAGGTCAGAGCCCAAGTGCTCAATACAATTACATAAAATTTATTAACCAAGACCAACAGCAGCGCCCTGACCAATTACAGCGTCAGCTTGAGTTTAAATTTGTCCCTTTCCCTTGCTCTGAGTTTAGAGCAATTGCAGATACGAATAGAAATTTTACGTTTGTTGTTTTAGATCAATCAGCTAGCACTGCAGACGATGCTGTACCTAATACGGTTACGCTGGGCCCTGAAACATTAAGCAATGGACTTGAAATTCAAATTAAAGTTTCTGGCAGAAGTTTTACCGACAAGACAGGGCTAAAAGGCAACAATGAATTTAAAAGAGCGCCTAAAACAATTACTCCAGTAGAAGAGCCCACATATCCAGACGGGGTTGCTTTTCACTCTGTTTCTCCTCCAGTACAGACAGGGAGTATTGCAGAAATTAATCAAAATCTGGGAAGGCCGCCTCAAGGACGAAACATTGCAGACGAAGGCATTACTAAAGGTAAACTTTCTGCTTTTTTCTATGCTATTGCCGGGAGTGCGGACAGTTCCAATAAAAGAGAAAATGGATATATTTTTGTTGAAACACTCGAGTACATAGATGGCCAGCAAGGTAAATGGCTTCATTTGCAATGGAAACTCAGGAAGGTACGGAACAATAGCGGACTTGCTTCAGGCGAAGAGTTTCGCTGGGCATTTGACGACACTAATGGTGTCTCAAGAGTTACTGTATTAGGCAGCGGTGGAGGGTTCTCTGTTGGGGAGACAATTGAAGTAAAAAGAGGAAGCCAGGGCACTGATGCTGTAAGCGGGCAATCAAATTATCCAAGCACTAACCCATTTGTTAATGGCCACCCTGAAGGGACAATGACGTTCTCAGGCATGAGGCTTGTAGTAAATACAATCACTGAAGACGTTGATTTAGTTGCTAGATCGCAAGCGTGGCGATATGAAGTTTTCGGAGCGGTAGATCGTAATGTAGGCGAACCTAAAACTGTAACAGGATTTGTTTTTAATAAAAACTCGAAAAAAATTACTGTTGATTTAACGGCTACAGTCAAGAGGTTTACGGCCCCGATTGTTGGGCAGAATTTTGGTTGGACGGCTGCTAGTGTTACGCAGATTTTTGAAGGAACAGAGACAACAAAAGGTGAATGGGAGGTTGGCGAGCTATTCTCAGATTTCCGGGAAGTTGCCAGCGACAATCCATTTTTTACTGTATATGATATGGTTGGGCAAAATTACGAGATTAACAGCGTAAAACAAGAACAAACAACTGATCCTGTGACTAGCACAGAGCTTAATTTTGCACAGCAATCTCAGGTTTCAGACATTAGCGCTTACCGTAATTTCGTAGAAAAATCAAACAACACATCGCCTGAGCATGAAATCGTATATGTAAATGAAGTGCAAATAAACGACAACGTAGCCAATATGTTTAACCTGACACTTGCTGGACTTTCACTTAAAGCAGGACGTAATTTTACTGCTCTTGATCAAATGCGAGTGTGGTTAAAAAACGGGATACCAGTAACGCGGTTGCATCCAACAACAGGTCTTGAAAATTCTTTTTACGGCGACGACGCAACTTATGGCCCTAGTAATTTGCTGACAGATTTAATGTATTTTATGTTTACGGATCAAGTCGCTGGCGCAGGTGGGTTGCTGGGCATGGATGGCAGTAGAAGTTACATGGTTGAAAAAAACGATTTAGTTCTAACTTCCAAGTTTCTTGTAAAAAACAATTTGTTTTTTAATGGCCCAATCGTTGAACGCACTAATTTGCGTCAATTTTTTAGCGATATTGCGCCAAATTTCTTATGCAATTTTTCAATAGTTAATGGCAAGTTTTCGTTAAAGCCTGCTTTCCCGGTTGCTGATGATGGAAGTATAAGCACTGCCTCTATTCAACCAGAGCATTTTTTTACTGCTGGGAACATACTCGAAGACAGCTACAAGATTGAATACCTTGGAGCGGAAGAGCGTCGAGTCTTCAAAGCTGTTGTTCGATACAGACAGGAGCGCACAAACCAGTTGCCAGAAGAAGCAGTTGTTGAGGTAAAAGGAATTGACGAGACTGGCCTTTACTCTTCCCCTGGCACTAGCTTTCTGCCTCAGGAAGAGTTTGATTTAACACAGTTTTGCACGTCTAAAGACCACGCAGTTTTAGTTGCTAAGTATTTCCTAGCCTTACGAGCCTATGTAACTCATACCATAAACTTTTCTACGACAGCAGAAGGATTAAATATAAGCGCCGGATCTTTTATCAAGGTAACGACAGAAGCAACTCCTTACAGCCCCGCGAACACTGGAACGGTTGATGCCACTGGAGTAATCACAAGCGTGCGAGACCTGCCAGCTAATCTAGATGGCTATCCTATTACTTACCTTAAATCAGGAGATGACGAAATTGAAACCGGCATCTTGATAGTCTCAAAAGACGAAAATGGGAAAAGCATAGTTGAAGACGTTTTGTATCACAACATTTTATTTGCTCTTACGACCAGCGAAGTATCTCAAAGCATCTATGTTGTTGAGCAGCTAACGTTTTCTCAAGACGGTATTGTTGATATTGTTGCTTCTGAATACCCTTGCAACAGCAGCAATGTAAGTGAAATAGCTCTGGCGGTTGTAAGATCAGAGGGTTGGAGCGTGGAATCATGAATTTCCCGACGTTAGTGCCTACTAGCCGATCTTTTGAGGCTGGTAATTATCCAATTAAGACCTACAAGGCTCAAAACGGTGCTGAGCATCGCATCCTTTACGGCAGCAACCGTACGGGAATGAAGTTGTCTTTGTCTTACGCCAACATTTCAGACGCCAACGCTGAGCTGTTCCTTGATCATTACGATGCCATGAAAGGCACGTTCACTACGTTTGGGGTTGGTGGTAATGACGGTACTCGTGCAGGCTGGGAGGGAAACAACGATGCCCTTGGAGCACAAACGCATGGCAATAACTATCGATATGAAGGCCCACCACAGGTTGTACAGGTGCGCCCTGGTATAAGCACTGTTACAGTGAATCTGATTGGCGTGCTCTGATGGCGAAGGTCTACAGCGGCAGAGACGGCGTAATGCAGCTGTCTGGCACGACCCTTGCAAAGGTCGTCAGCTTTTCAGTGCAGTCAAATTTAGAAACGCTGGAAACAACAGCGCTGAACGAAAACCTTAGGACTTATATCCCTGGCGTTTCAGGATATAGCGGCAGTGCAACTTTGTTGTACTACAAAGATGCGGCCGACAACGTTAATACGACCAATCTGTTGAACAAGCTCTACAAGACTGGTACGGATGGCGTTAGCAGCAGTGACACTGTTCAGCTAACATTTCGATGGATTGACGGCACAGACAACAATGACATCACA